AGGAACGCAAAATATTATTGTTGATGATTTATCTAAATATGAATTTCAAAATACTTTAAAAACAGATAGTGAAATTTCAATTACAGATGATACATCAAGTATTAGTAATATTAGCGCTATTAGTGATATAAGTAATATTAGTGTTATTAGTGCTATTAGCACCAAAAATAATGATTATTTATTAAATATTAATATTTATGTTGATTGTGATAAATATAGTATTTCACTTTTAGAAAAATTAATTACCTCTTATTTTCAAAATGATACTAATATGACTAAAAATAATACATATATTAAACTTTATGGCGATTGGGATAATAATAATGATAAAATGTTTGATAATATTTTTGATTGTGAATTTACTAATATCTATAAATACAACAAAAAAAATGAAAATAATAATACAAAAATGATGCTTGATTTATTGGAAGATGCATGTTTAGGAAATACTATGAAAATATATTTAATTACAAATGATGGCTCATTTTCACACGTATTAGAAAAAATTAAAAATGATTATTCACATGTTGAATTAGTTTTGCCATGGCGACCTTATATTAGCAAGAAAATTAAAGCTTATGTTAATTTACATAAATAATTTTTTTTAATTAGTTTAATTACTATTTTTAGTATATTTATTAAAAATAATAATGGTTTTTTTATTATTACTATTAATGCTGAGCTCTATTAGTTGCCAAGAACTAATTAAATTAAATCCACAAAATACTTTGGTTCTTAAAGATACTATTAATGATGAAAATACACGCGACCTTATACTTAAAATTAACAAACTTTCAAAAAAAGAAGACCTATATTTGTATTTAGATACTAATGGAGGTCACGTTGAAGATGGGATGAAAATTATTAGCGAAGTTAAAAAATACAATATTTCATGTATTGCTGATAAAGCATATAGTATGGGCTTTTCTATTTTTCAAAATTGTCATATTAGATATATATTACCTCACGGCAAAATTATGCAACATCAAATCTCATATAGTGTTAAAGGTGAAAAGGGCAAAATTGATAGTTATAATAGTTTCGTACATAGTATGCATAATGTTATGGTTAAACAACAAAGCAGACGTTTAAATTTACCTAGAAAAACGTTTGAAAATAAAATTATGAATGACTGGTGGATATTTGGTGAAAATGCTATTGAAGAAAATGCTGCTGATTATGTTGCTGAAATTGAATGTTCTTCAATACTTTCTAGCTCCACGTATAATGTTAGTAAAAGTGGATATATGTACACCTATTCATCTTGCCCTCTTATTTCTAAAGAAATTCATAAAGTTAAGGATGACAATTTTGATGATGGATTCTTCTTTTTCTTTTAATTATATAATATATGCACAAACACTTAAATAAAAATAATATTATACACTATATACCATATTATGAATAATAAAATTAATAATAAGAATTATCTTAATTCTCTTATTGATAAAAAAAAAAATTTATACAATGAAAAAATTTCACTTGAAGTTCAAATTAACGAAATTGAATATAAAATTAGTAAATTAGAACATAATATTTATTATGAATGTAAACTCTCTGGGGGTCATGATTTTGACTTTTTACCACCAGCTGGAATGTATGAAAAAGGTAGTAATATATGTAAAATATGCGATTTTGAACAATAACAAAAACAAGCAAAATGAAAAAGAATAAAAAATCTAAATCAAGAACAAGAAGAACAAGATAAATAATTGCTATAAAAATTTATATTTATAATTATTATAAATATGAATTTTAAAAAACTATTCTCTTGTAAAATAGGTAGCAGTAATAGATACTATTTATTAAAAAGAGAATATAAAAGGCAAAAAGAAGAAATTGAAGATTTAAAAGAGCAAAATAATATATTACAAAGTCAAATGTCAACAATAGATTTTAATATGTATGAAGAATTTGAAAATATTAAACAAGAAAATAGTTCTTTGCGTAAAAAATATGATAATTTAAAACATAAATATTTGAGTTTACCGAAAATTAAAAACACTGAATTTACACAAAATAATTAAAAATAAATTGAAAAAACAATAATAATAATAATAAAAATAACAACATTAATTAATAATATGGGAAGAGGGGCAGGAAAAACAAAACAAACGATTACACTACTTGCTAGTCAAGTAAAGCAACTAGGGAATTTATTTCAAAAGAAAATTAATAAATCGCAAGAAACAATAGATAGTGTAGGTATTATTGAAAAATATCCTGAAATGTATCTAAATAGATGTGTTATATGTGGAATAGATATGGGACCTAATAATCCTAGACAATTATGTCGTAAAACTTATTGCGAAAATGATTATGAAGATTAAACATAAACCATTACTTGTTTTTTATTTTGATTAACGTCTACGACGAGTTGATTTTCTTGTTTTACTCTTTTTTGTTTTCTTAATCTTTCTTTGTGTTTTACTCTTTTTTGATTTCTTATTCTTTCTTTGGGTTTTTCCCTTTTTCCCACCATATTTTTTTCCATTTTTTCCGCCATAATTTATTCGAATCATAGGAGGTAAACCAGGAATTTTTTTCATTTTTTCCTTGTGTTCCTCCTGTTCTGCATTCATATCATTTCCCAAATAAAATTCTAATTCCTCGCGAGGATTAGTGCCTTGACTTTTGTGTTTTTCTATTATTGAATCTATAAGATCCTTCTTACCTGCATCAGTTAACGTTTCTAGATGTTTTCGAGCGCGATGCGTACGTTGATTATAATCATGTTCCATATTTGTTCTAATTTGTTCAATGATGTCCGTATTATTATCACTACTAGAGGTAGTCATTATATAAATTATATGATATAATATTTTAACGTGATAAATTTCCTATATATTTTCCATTGTTTAATTTACAAAATACATGATTATTACTTTTAAAGTTATCAAAAATAGGTCTACCTGTTTCATAAAATATAGATTTTTGTTTTTTTCTCCATGAACGTTGTTTTTTTGTATGTTCAGGTTCAGGAATATTATATTTCTCTAAAACATCTTTTAATTCATCTTTATTTTTTGAATATGGTATTTCCATATAATATATATTTATCTATAGAGTTATTTTTATAGTTTTATTTTATTTTTATACTTTAATGGAAATGCGATATTCTAAAAGATTACATAATGAAACGCCTGAATATGGTTTATTTTCAAAAAAATGTTTAATTTGTTTAGACAATAAACATAATGATTTATTTGTTTCCAATCCTAATTGCAATCATAATATATGTAATATTTGTTTTGAAAAATGGATTACAATTAGTGCTGAATGTCCTTTATGTAAAAAATCATTAATTCCATTTAATTTTAACTGCAATATTAATTTACATATACGTGTCCCTTTTTATAGTACTAATAATTCACCATATATTATTTCATTTATTAGTTCATTGTTTTATTTAATTTTTCTTTTTAAAAAATATATTATTAATAATATTCTTATCTTCCACTATTACGATGAAGAATATAATGAATTTTTTGAACAAATACACCCTAATTTTCTAGCTGATTAACTATATTTTAATGCTTTTAGTTAAAAAGAGGTAAAAATAAAAATACATTGTAATTGTCTTACCTGTTAGCGTGTTTACAAAAATCTATTGTTAATGTCTGTGTATTCACGATTGTTTTCATATTCAAATGACGTATATCTTCTTCTAATTCCGCTATAGAATATTTATTAGTTCTCAACTTGCAGTTGGTTAGGTGTTCCATATTATTTACAATATAAAAAAAGAATATATATATTTAAGTCATTTACAATATGTTATTTGAGGGGTCAATATTCAAATCAACTTGAACTCCACTCGTATCAAAGTCTAATTCTAATTTAACTAAATCAAAATCTGTATTATCTAAATCTAAACTCTCTCCTAAATCAATCAAACATGGTGTATTATCAGTTTTGACTTCAATTCCACTGGCAGGGGTATTGTCAATAGATTTTGCCCTCTTTTTAGGAGCTCTATGTTCGTAACCATTAACACGTTCATATTCAACAATATCCCAAATTTTCCCAATTTCATCAATAGAATTTTTAAACCATAATTTATTGCGCAAAACTAATATGCAACTAAAAACGTCAACTTTCCAATAAATACTGCGAACAAATGTAGCACTTTCATTATCTTCATATTTCTTTTGTATATTTGAAAACCAAATATTGTATTCTTGTTCATTACAAAAGAATGGAGCTAATTCGTAAACAGGTTTTGCGTTAACACTGAAATACATTAATATACCCATAGCATTGTCGTAATTATCTTTAGGTTGTGTAAAACCCCCACTTTGTATAAATGCTTCTTCACTTTCAAATTCACTAATTTTCGTTTCAAGAAAATCGCATTCATTTAAATCACTAACTTCCATTTGAAGTTGCATTTGAATCCAATAATCTTTCTTTGGAATACCACTAATAACTCTTGAAATAGGATTTTTAATTTCAAGCATTCTACCATATAATGGCGATGTTTCCAAAACATTAATACCATCAGGAGATGCTCCCAAAAATGAATATTTTTCGTGTTTTAAGCAACCAAAATCAGCAATTTTAGTTTTATATTTTTCTTCATAAAGTTTAACAGAAACATCTTCATATTTAACGCCGTGATGTAAAGGTCCAGATGTATTAACAAAACCTTCATATCTATCTACTAGCGGTTTACATTTTTCATATATAATTTGATTTTGTACATTATTATTTTCAAAACACTTCCAAGCATTACTAGCTGTAATTAAATTACTTCTATATTTATACCATTCAGGTGTACGTTGTGCTGGTTGTTCTTTATCTTCATTAAATTTAATTTTTGTTCTCATTAATTCAACATTAGGATTATTTCTAATAAATGTTGTTTTGAATGAACGTTTTGGCATAATTTGTTGATAAAATGACATTTCTGAATAAGAATAAATAATTTCAAAAATTTTAGGTATACAATGTAATTCAGTTTGTTCCGAATATTTACCTTTAGACGTCAAAAACGATTTTAATTCTTGAGCAAATACTTCTTGAACATATGATTTTAAAATTTCATCAAAATTTTCATTTGCAATAAATTTACTATTATCATTTATAAATACATCCATAGTATACAAAATACTTTCATTCATAGAAAATAAATCGCTTTGATTTATATCGTGCTCGATACATAAATCACAAAAACTATTATTTTGATTTAAATTAAACATTATTGGTTGTTATATAATAAAATAATATTGCTTTAATTTCAATTTTTAATTATATAACATTTTATACAAAGAAAATGACAAAAAAAAGTATAGACATAGCAGGAACACATAATAGACGTCAAATCCGTCTTTGCAATGATGAAAGTTTTGTGCCAATAGAGAGAAAATTTTATTCTCAAATTACAACAAAATTTACTCAAGATGATATAAAACAAATAATACCTGAATTATACTTGAAAATAGAGGATGATAACATTGATTTCTCTCTACTCTCTCTAACTGAAATAGAAAAAAAAATAATTTCAGAGATTAAGGTAAAGCTTTCAAGCTATATAAATCAAGATAAAACAAAGAAGAAATTAAAATGTGGAGAGAAAGGAGATAAGATTTCTCTCCATAATATTTTAGAAAAAATGCTTACATCTAAACACAAATGTTATTATTGTAAAAATACATATGAAATATTATATGAATATACGAGAGAACCTAAACAATGGACTTTAGAGAGAATAAACAATGATTTAGGACATACAAATGAAAATTGTGTAGTTTCTTGTTTAGAATGTAATCTTAAAAGACGAACAACCGATATAAAAAAATTTGAATTTACAAAAAACCTGAAAATTACAAAAAAGGAATAATTTGCTAAAAAAGAATAAAAAATATCAAAATAAACGAAATAATATTTAAAAGGTAAATAAGTTATTTATTTA